CCGGGCTTTTTATCTTTAATTCACAAAAGTATTATCCAGATACGACTCTACTTCCAATAAAATATTAAAAGTAGATGTGACGGATGCAGCCCCTTCGTTCCGAATCAATAAATCAATTGACCCATTCTTAGCAGCAGCTTTTATACCCAAATCAATTGCATTAGCACTCCATTGATCACCAAGTGACTGAAGCTGAGGGCGAACCATCCAGCCACTTTTTACTCCCGGATAAGCAATACTTATAACTGTTCTAGCACCCGCACCAAGAGAAACTGCTTGTGAAATCAATGTTCTCTTTGTGGCAATACCATTACTAAACCCATTTGCCGTTACCTTACCTACCCCTGATCCATTTTGAATTAGAGAACTGGTCCCATCTTTTGCTTGAATCTTGCCGCGGCTGATTTCAATTAAACTTCCTGCTGCAGTTCCGTTATAAATTGCAGGGCCAGAATCAACAACAAAGTCGTTATCAAAAATGGATAGGCCTGATTTTTCTGCACTTGTTAAATACAATGCATAGTTACTTGGCGATCCAACTTTATTCCCATTGATAAAAGAGTCCTTAATTTGTCCAAGACTTAAACCGCCATTAATCAATTTATTGTCATGCGCTCGAATATCAAAACAACGAGATAGAGTCATTGCAATATTACCGTTCTGACCTTCTAAGTGATTATCATGGATATCCAAGTCTTTAAGTGACCAATCGTAGCTTCCGCTTGTGACGAGCGGGGTTTTATACCCTTTGATTAAGTTGTTATGGATACGCAGCCCCTGAACTCCTGCAACTGCGGTGAATGGGTGTTGTCTAATGTTTGGCTGCAAATCAATTCCTCGTGAAGTTGTTAAACTTAGCGCAAGTGTTTTCGCATAATTAGACATTGTGACGATATTGCCACTACACTCCCCAAAGCTCACGCCTTCATATATGATTCCAAGTTGAATAAAGTTGTGAAGCTTATTATTTTTGGTGTCAATATTGTAGGCACTTTGCCCCACATACATGCCCCCCTGTGCTGTTCTGGATGTCTTACTCAACCACAGGTCAAGAACATCATCATCAATCGAACAAGTATTGTCGTGCTGTGAACCATTTCGGCAATATGCATCAATTAATGACCCAAAGTTGAAGTTTTTAAAGTTGTTATGTGCAACCTCAATATCCTCACAACCAGTTAATCGGAACGATGGAACTATTAAATATTGTCCGTTCGCGTTTAATCCGAAGTTTTTACCTGCATTGAACTTATTGTATTTAACTTGAATATTGCTAGACCAACCGTTGATAGGGTCAATTGTGTCAAAGGTGTCGATATCACTGGTTGTTACAGTGCCATCATTCCCCCCAACAATAGTAAATAATCGATTTGAGTTCGTATCAGTGCCATAACAATGCTTAAATACAAAGCCATCAACTTTTGTTAAATAAATAAAGTCTGTTGAGAAGTTGTAGGTCCCAGGTGGTGGTGCTTTAAATCCAATCTTAATAAAACCAACATTTTTCAACCGAGGTAATAGAGCATAATTGGCAGCACTATTTGGGTTTGTTAATCTATCTCCATTGCGGTTAGCTCCGATAATAAAACCATTATGATATTTATTATCAGCCAAGACTTTGGTTGATCCAGAGAAATCCAACACTCCATTGTACAGTTTGATTTCTGACGGTATATCGAAATCAGTGATTTTTACTGTTTTGCCACGCAGTGAAATTGACGTACTTTCAAAATAAGAAGAGGCCGCTTTTATTAAGGCTTTAAATTTTGCGGTTTCATCTGTACCATCAGCTCTTATTCCAGCATCATAAATGTCAGGATTTTTCCAGTTGTGACGGTACCAAACACCACCAATGCCTGCAAAGCTATACACATTGTCTGGAACCGCTTGATCGCCTTTTTTAAAGATAAAATTACCACCCCCTTTTCCAAAATCTGAATTATAGGATTTAACTAGAACTCGCATGTTATCCAAAGGGTCTGTAATCTGCATTAGATTAACAACAGATTCCAGACCATCATTTATTTGTTTTTGGTTTAGGCTGCTGTAAGTAACGAAGGAAGCATCCCAACCTTTATCTACAGCGATCTGAGCAAGTCGCTCCATTAAGTAGTTGTAGTATTCATCAAGCTGATCTAAAGCTACACCTTGCTTACGGATCTCCTCCATGAGATAAGCTCTAAGCTCATCATCTCGATCATCCACATAGTTTTTAAGCGCATCAATTCGATTACCTAGAATCCAATCAGCAACACCTAATTCCTGAAGCTTTAACCAGATCCAGTCAAAGTCCTTATTGACCGCTGGTGGACGGAATGAGTTGTTATAGGATTGATAGTCAGTGGTTCTGCTAAATGGTGTATTTCGCTGCAAGGTAATTTTGCTACCGGATGCAGGTGCAGTGGTGAACACCACATTACCACCGGTCAAACTCCATGTTGCAATCGGTGGTTCAATCTCATCCACCAAAACAATTAAATGATCTTTTGATTCACACAGGAATTCCAGCGCGAAGCTGGTTGTAACACCATTTCCAGTGTGTTCGATATACGGCGTTTGTTCTGGAACTGCCATGATCTACCCCTAATTTTCAAAGTCTAGAGTGGCTTCAACTACACCACTATTCCCTCTCCAATTAGGGCCTTCATTGACCTCATTATTTCTGTGTATTTTGCCTACGCGTTCCGGCGAATCAGTAACAGCGCCAGCTAATGAATCCAGATCATCATCTGGTTGTTCAGTAATTGCAGGATTAAACATACGCATATTTTTATATTGTCTTGAACTATTCTCACCTTCTTCTGGTGTATCAATCACAGATGTATGTACCCAAAGTAAACCTGACATAAGTGGGCCTTCTAAGGCTTCAAGAATGCGTTTATTTTTAGCGCCTGAACTATGCTGCTCTTTTACACCACAGCGAATACGGCGTGCCTTTAATGCACCTTTTAGAGCTGCTGGTGCAAAGTTACCAATACCATTGGTTTCAATCGTTAGGCTTGGCACATTGAATTGCTCAATCAGGTCGCAAAGCTGCCAGACCTGACCACCAACGATATTTCCTTGTGCATCATGTTTGACTACATCACCAGTGAGTGCCACGGATCTATGCCAGTACTTCACACCAAAGTCATCATGAAGAACCAAAGCAACCGATGAAATATCAGACTTCAGCTTTCCGGATGATGGATCCCAACGCATGGTGATACCGACAATCTGACGATCACCCAGCATCATGATGTACTGACCGTTGGCACGTCTTAAAACTGGTTCGCAGTCATAAGGAATCATCTTGTCCGGATCAAGACGCACTTCACCAACTGGCTTGGCATGCATCTGGTACTGTGAATCCCATTCATTTAATGTCCGGCATTCTTTACGGCGCTTGTCCATTTCTACATAAGTGAAGCGCTCTGGCCAAAGTGATTCACTGTATAGGTCGATCAGGTAGTGAGATTCTTTCAAGGTGATCTTATAGGCTGTACCTACCTTATGAACAAAGTAATCCTCATCACGCTTGAGTAGCTTGGCTGTGTTGCTGATACCGCTAAATACATAAACCGGATTAAAGTCAGATAGGCACTCAGTAATATTCTCGAATCGTTTCTCTTTTTCAAACATGCGCAAGATCATACATTTCGCCCCGAGCTTTTGAATTTGTGTATATAGGGAATCATGGGTGTGTGGTGTACCGACAAATAGCTTTTGTCCACCAGGAATAAGAATGTGAGTCTGTTCAGATAATCGATAGCGCAGCTTTTCACGTGCTTCAGGTGTTCCGATGTTTGCCGGCATTTCAACGTCATCATTTTGGATTTCATTGGCACGTGCACCGGTAACGTTAGACAGCACACCACGCGCATGAATAGAGCCATGACGCACATCACTTGAGCCACTGATCCACCACTTCTGTAATTCACCACGTGCTTTATGCACACCGAATAATTGGCACAGCGGATGCTTTTCCACGACCTGTTCAGTACCGCGACTGGCTTTTGCAGCATCCTTGTCAGTTGCTGCCTGGTGCAGAATCAAATGCTCAGGATTACAAAACAGCTTCCATGCGTTATAAATATCCAGAATCGTAGATTTACCATGACCACGTGGCATCATTAGCAAGCCAAGTGGCCCGTAATTCTCCAAGAAATCACAGACATCTAAATGAAAATCCGGCACTTCCCAATTCATGGCTTCCGCATAAACCAGAAAGAAAGCAGCAAAGCTGACCTTGATCATGTATTAGCTCGGTCGTTGCTTACGTTCTTCCAGTTTTTTGGCCACACTCTCAAGCAATGCAGCCGCCTGTGCTTCTGGTGATACCTTTCGATCACTTCCATCGCCAGCTGACAATTCATCATCAAGCAAGACGCGGTTCAGTTTCTCCATGCAGGTCAGGGCTTCTTTTGCGCCCTTGTACAACCAGACTTTGTCACCACGGCCTTTTTTATCAAAAACATCTTGGCCATAAGCTTCAGTCATTAGATCGACCGCATCAGTACCGGCCATCTCCATACAGAGTTTTAATTTCTCTACCGTTTCAGGCTTTAGAAAACGCAACTTCTTTACATCCGACATAAAAAATCCCCCGTATATAGGCCATATATACAGGGGGTTCGGTTGAGCTTAATTGGGTGTCCTACTTACTCCACGATACGCTCAAAATCAGGCATCTGAATATCACCTACATCGTCACCCCAGAAGCGCGTACGATCATGATCACGCTCAGCCTTGCGTAGAAGTTTTTCTCTATAACCCGGTGCAATCATGTCCTGCATTTCATCAAAGATCATTCGATTAGTCGCAGCTTTGGTGTACCAGAGGTTTTGCGCAGGGATCTTATTCTTGAGCAAGCGGAATGCTTCATTGGATGCGTTGGTATCCTTATCATCGTAATACTGTGTCAGGTTGCCGACGGTCAAACCAAGTACCGCTTTAACGTCTGACCCCAATGGACCTACCATAAAGTCCGATGTACTACGTCCTGAAGTATCCGTACCCGCCACCAGAATATCACCAAGTATGGATAAGCCACCGCCTTGAACTGCTGAACGTGTCCAGAAATTCATTGTCTTTTGCGGATCATCACTATCCCACGTGGTAGAAGGATCATTGCCATTAGCTAGTTCTTTAAGCTGCACAGCCAGTGCGCCAAGCAGTGTGGTCATGGCAAATAATGAAACACCATAAGCTGCCTTACCTTTCACCCCATCCTGTGCCATTGCACGTGATCCATGGCGCATCAAAAATGCTGCTGGGAATGATTTAAACTGAAGCATGGATTTCACCAGCTCCCCCATACCTGTGCCTTTTCGTTGACCTGCACTCATCCATGTACGTTCACGTAATCCAGCCTCAACCACGGCCATTCCCTGCTCATCCAGCAAGTGTGCCTGAAATTGTGTGGCCACTTCGTCACGCACCTTTTGTGGGTCGCCAAACCTAGTTAAATCACTATCTGGAATTTCATAGATAGAACGTGCAGACATAAGCTGATTGCCCTTACGATCCACGACCGGATCAGCCAGGCGCATAACTTCCCAAGCCCGTTCATTCAATCCGGTTTTTTCCATGAGTTCACGATCCATTGCATCCAGATCAGCCCATGCTTTAGAGCGGGTCAAAGTGCCGTATTTATGCATAAGCATCTTGGTAAAGCCGACTTTTGAAGCTGCTGTAAGTGCATTCAGACCAGATACGCGCATAACTTGAGATGCAATACCACTGGATACCCGAGCCAGTTTCTGTGACTTGCCATGCACTGAGGTCAATCCATCATCAGACCAACGCGCAATACTGCCGAGCATTTCTTCTGTGGCCAGACCTAAGCTGTGTGCCAGCTGCCGATCTTCTTTATTTGCCGGATTAAGCTGTGAAATCAGTTCACCAAAAGTTTTGTGGTAGGCAATACCATGGATCGATGCAGTCTTTGCAATCATGGCTTGATCGGTGACGGATGAAATTGTGGTACCACCCAGCATGGATGCCACATTCATTGACCGGTACGCTAAACCGAGATTGGCCAGAACTTCGGATTGCGGTGTATTCTGGCCTGAGAACTCATCAAACATAGTCTGTGCACGTTTACGTGATTTGCCTGTATCGTTTGCATCAATACCTTTTTGCCAGTCCTTTTGCTCTGCTGCATCCATCAGTATGCGCATGGAATTTTTAGGACTACTGCCAAGATTTTCCACCATAGCAATATCTTTAGATAAACCGTTAATATGCGCTTCCACCAAGTCTACAAACGGCATGCCGCCAAACTCAGACTGATATTCCATCCATGATTCAGCATCTTTAAAATGCAGCACCCGGCTTTCAGAATGTCGGCTGGTGACTTTGGAATTACCACCAAAGGACTGCCGGCCAATTTCTGTTTTATTGGCACCGTTACTGCTCAGGGTATCGAATGAGTATTCAAGCAGCTCGCGGATCTCTTGCTGTGAATAGTAGGTGCCATCCTCATGCACATATTTTGAAGTGTCAATTAAGCCTTCTGCCTTTTGTACCCAAGCTTGTTTGCCGGCCAATACAATCTTTTCAAGGCTATGCGTCTGCGGTAAGCCCCAATCATCCAGTTTTCCAATATCACCACCGGCACGATTAAAGCGTTCTCGCATACCCTCAAAGACTTCGCCCATCTTGTCTGAAATCTTCTTGGCCAGTGGATCGCCAGTACTGTCATTGAATCGTTCACGGACAATTTTTTGCACCAGTTCTGCATCAGTAAATACACCTAAAGCACCTTTCACATTGGTATAGAAGTCCACCAGATCACCACGGTAAACAGATGCAATCGCACGCGCTTTGGAGTCAATCGATTGAACGCCGGACATATCGCCATGTGCTGCCACCATACGGTCTACGACTTCACTGGCTGATAGTGTCGGATGATCCAGCAAGGCAAGGTTTTTGTTTTGAGTGAGAATGTCACGTGCGGCAATGGCATGCTTTCGTTTTAATTGCGCCTGAATATCCTGTACGACAAACTCACCGGCTTTCACCAGTTTTTCAGCATCAGATAAATTGCGCCAGTTCTGGATATCCTGTTTGGCCAAAGACTTCATCGCATCCTTGATCCGGTTTTCAATGTTGGTGGCTTCTTGCTGGTTGAGTGTTGCCTTCCCGAGCGCCTTCGCTACGGCGGCCTTGCATTGGTCTTTCATTAGTGGATTACCTCTGGACGTGCTTCAAAGGATTGTTCAAACGGCGGGCAATCTGCCAGATCATCCCAAAATGGATCACATGGTGCACTTTTCCCATTAGGTGCATACCATTCGCCACATTGATCAGCTTCATGTTCTTTGTAGAGTTCCGGCTTATTTTCAAACCAGTGAGCGAAGCCGTTAAAATCACGCGCTGCATAATTGGCCCATTCAGGCGCATTGTTCCAATCGTATAGAGACATAAAAAATACTCAGATAATTTCCATCATCTGAGCATTCATTAAGGTTTGGTTTATTGGGTAACTTATTCCCCAAACTGTAGAGCACAACTAATGGCAGTCTGTGCAGCCAAAGTATCTTCCTGTGCCTGACGCGCTTCGGCTTCCAGTTCATCCAGTCGTTCACGTAAAGACATGGTGATTTCTTCCATTTCCCCATCTGGTCGCATACGACTAACAGAAATTTGCTGATCCGGATTCTGCATGATGATATCTAAAGCGGCTGATTCTTCTGGACCATCACCAAACAATGAACCCTGACGCGGATCTCCCATGGCATCAATTTCATCAATCCTGGATTGAATATTCTCACCAATCGCTTTCGTACTACGTTTGTTCTGGTCAAAGACATTCAGGAAATCACGCGCACCAGGTGAAAGTCCATCATCGATGAGCTGACCTTGATTTAAATAATCTGGTACGGTCTGGCCATTGGCTTTCAGGTCACTGAGCTTTTGCGCTGCCTGTGCCAGATCCTTGGCCAAAGTATTTTGATGCCGGCCACCTTGTTTCACTAAACTATCAAGCTGTGCCAATTGCGGTGCAGCACGGAGCAAGGCATTTAATACAGTCTTGCTATCATCGTCCAGATTCTCAGCCATACGACCAATCAGTGATGAATCCTCATAGGTGCGTTGCATCATCGCTGATTCAATACGGCGTTTCCCCTCCTGGCTTAATCGTCCGTCCCCGGTAATCACTGTGCCCTGTTCTGACTTTGGCAATGACCCTACAAAACCGCGCACAAAGTCCATAGAGCCATCTAAATTGATGGAGCCATCATTGTTGATCTTTAGCAAAGAAGCATCAGGCAAACGATCTGAGTCGCTCACAGCACGTTCGGTTGCGGAGTACTGTGCCACGTCCGATTCATTGGCCAGTTTTACGAATTGCGTACGGTCTGTATCGGTTAAGCGCGTGCGGACTAAAACAGGATTATTGATACCAGCAATATCGATACCACGTTCAGCCGCATACTGTTCCAGAAAGGCCCGATATTCTTCAGCACGGCCCGACTCATAAGCTTTTGCAATGGCTAGTGTACGACCGTTACCAGACTCAACCACGTTATCCATGCCGATAATCGGGGCACCGTCAGACAGCTTTGGAGATTCGCCAAGCAACTCAGGTCGCAAATCTTCTGCCATGCGTTCGATCTGCTGACGTGATGCTTCGCGGGTACGGTCACGTGGTTGTAATTCAGATGGATAAAGCGGATTGACTCCATAAGCCAGATCATTGGATGCAATCAGCTCATCCAGTGATTTGACCTCATAAGCCATGTCATAGCTGCTGCCATCCATGCCAATTGCAGTGGTAATATTATTACCAGTGTAATTTTTATATTTACCAGTATTGATGAAATCCTTTACACGATTGACGTAATTAATGGTTTCTTGTGCTTTAGGTTTACCATTTTTCTGCATGGCTTTACCATTTGCAAAGCCACCATTGTAGTGAGCAGCCAATACCAAAGGGTCTTTGGTTTTATACTGCTGTGACATCTCCCGGACAAGATACAGCGCCATTTCAGTAGCGTGTTCAGGGTTATTAACATCCCATTTCTTTTTATAGTTTCGCTCAAGCCCTGCTTTGGTGTCAGGCATGATTTGCATGATCGACTGCGCACCCACTGGTGATACTTGCCAGTTATGCGATTTTTCACCAGCACGACGAATTGAAAGCAATAGCGGTACCGCCCAATCCATATCCATTTCTTTGGCTTTTGAATGCAACATGGAATCCAGGCGCGGATCGTCATAACGGATCTTGCTGTATTCACTTGGCGCAATACGAACAGGCTTCTGCTTGTCCTCACCCTTCACCGGATGCACCACGTTTACCGGTCGACCCATGCGGATTGCTTCAGTTGCATCATCCATATTTTTATAATGATTATTTTGCTGCACCGGATTGGCTGGCTTCACGGGTGCTAGTGTTTCTTCAAACTCCAATTCATTTAAAACCAGTGCTGCCCGCTGCTGTTCTGGTGTGACATCGGGATTATTGAAATACTTGCCTGCACCACGTGCTGCACCAAAAAACATGGTATTCAGCAAGATATCTGTAGTGACTGATTCGGCTGTGACTTCGTATTTTTTGGCCTGTTTGTCGTAGCCTTCAGATTCAAGAATTGCACCCGATACAGCTTGGCCACCAATGGATAGACCAGATGCGCCACCAACGGAAAGTAGACCATCTTTAATCACTCCACCTGTGCCTTTAAAACCATAAGACATAGGCAAAGCCGTTGATGCTGCAGCCACAGCACCATCAGTCAAAGCGACTTTTAAAGCGGTTTCTTCATCCACGCCGTCACGGGTTAAATCACCGTAGACATAGTTAGTCTCAGATCCACCAGTAACGGCTGCGGCACCGGCAATACCACCAACAGCACTACCAACCACAGCACGTGTTGCATAGTCGCCCAGACTGAATGCGATATTGCCGACTGTGCCGGTATTCTCTTTGTCTTGTAGATAATCAATCGATTCATACACCAGATCATCACGCGCTTTCTG